GTTAACCGTATAAAAGAATGAGGAAAATAGAATGGCACTCTCTACACCGTCCGAATCACCTGCGGTTGTTGTCAAAGAAATAGACCTGACTGGTGGCGTGCCTAATGTCCAGTCAACTACAGGCGCAACTGTAATAAATTCACTATGGGGTCCAGTTGAACAAAGAGTTAAGATTAGTTCAGAACAAGAATTAGTTGATACCTTTGGCGCACCAGATTCCGCAACAACGTTTTCATTTCATAGAGCTAATTTCTTTTTAAAATACTCTAACTCACTTCAAACTGTAAGAGTAATTGATTCTGTTGCTAAAAATGCAGTGTCAACTACAGGTCAAACAGCTGCAGCTACAGCTGCTGGATTACCAACAGAAGTTGTGAAAAATGAAGCAGATTTTAATTCACAGCTATCAGGCTTAGACGCCGATCTGCACACCTTTGTAGCAAAATATCCTGGAACACTAGGTAATAGTTTACAGGTGTCAATATGCCCATACTCAGAAGGAGATTCAGCCTTTGGTACTTGGTCATATAAAAATGAATTCGATGCTGCACCTGGAACATCTACATTTGCTAGTAATAATAATGCAAGTAATGATGAAGTTCATGTTGCTATCATCGACAAAGGAGGCAAATTTACAGGTACTCAAGGCACAATACTTGAAAGATATGCTTTCGCTTCATTAGGATCTAATGCTAAAAATACAGATGGTACTACTAATTATATTAAAGACATAATTAACAATACATCTCAATATGTATGGCATGTAGATTTTGATTCAGATTTTCAAAATACGTTAGGTTCTCAAGCTGCTGCTGGTACAGCAATAGACAGTGGAGACAACTTCGCAAAAGTAACTGGTACTCTTAATACAGATATTGATTATGATTTTGGCGGAGGTGTTGATGTTGATACATTTACAACTTCTGATATTTTATCAGGCTACGATCTTTTTGAAGACAAGGACCAAGTTGAAATAGATTTTATATTTTGTCCTGGTATGACTTCTAGAACAGATCAAACTACAGTAGTAAATGATTTAGTAGCTACTGCTCAATCATTAAGAAAAGACTGTGTAGTTGTTGCTTCACCAGCAAGAAACGATGTTCTTAATATAAATAGTGCTAGTGATATAATTACAAATATTGTAGCAACTGGAGATACTTTTACGAAATCTTCATACTTAATTATGGATGGAAATTATCTTAAAGTGTATGATAAATTTAATGATCAATACATAGAGATACCTGCTAGTTCATCAACTGCTGGAATAATGGCAGCTACTGATTTAAATAGAGCACCTTGGTTTTCACCAGCTGGTTCGCGAAGAGGACAGTATTTAGGAATAACTTCAATTGCTTTTTCACCAACAAAGCCTCAAAGAGATACTCTTTATAAAGCCGGTGTAAATCCAATAGCAAATATTCCAGGAGCTGGTGTAATATTGTTTGGCGATAAAACAAAACTTGCAAGACCTTCTGCATTTGATAGAATCAATGTAAGAAGATTGTTTTTAGTTCTTGAAAGAGCAATTTCTAGAGCAGCAGAACAAGTACTCTTTGAATTCAACGATGAATTTACAAGAGCCGAGTTTGTTAACATCGTCGAGCCAGTATTACGTGAAGTAAAAGGTAGACGAGGTATCACAGACTTTAGAGTTGTAGCAGATGAAACTAATAATACACCTGCAGTGATCGATAGAAATGAGTTTATCGCAAGTATCTTCATTAAGCCGGCTAGATCTATCAACTATGTTACACTTAACTTTGTAGCTGTTAGAACTGGTGTCGACTTTGAAGAAGTCGTTGGCACAGTTTAGGAGGTAGAAAATGGCAGTATTAGGCGTAGATGATTTTAAATCAAAGCTTAGAGGCGGTGGGGCTCGTCCTAACCTCTTCAAAGCTACAATAAACTTTCCTGGCTATGCTAATGGAGATGCAGAACTGACATCGTTTCTTTGTGAAACCGCTCAGCTACCTGGATCTACATTAGGTCAAATTCTCGTACCATTTCGTGGTCGACAATTAAAAATGGCCGGAGATAGAACTTTCGATGTGTGGACAGTCACAATTATCAATGATACTGATTTTGCTATCAGAAATGCAATGGAAAGATGGATGAACGGTATGAATGCACATAGTGCAAATACTGGTCTTACAACTCCAGTTGCATACGAAGCAGATCTTTTCGTTGAGCAATTAGACAGGTCAGGCGATACACTTAAGAAGTACACCTTTAGGGGGTCATATCCACAAGATTTGTCACCTATAGATCTCAATTATGGAACTAATGATGAGATTGAAAGGTTTACTGTAACGTTTGCGTATCAATATTACGATACAGATACCACTAGTTAAGGCAATATAAATAGTAGGAGGGCTACAGTCCTCCTTACTATAAAGGAATTCTAAATGGCAGAAAA